ACATGCCGAACGGCATCAGTGTGATCTTGCCGGTCGCCTGAACGGGAGCATCAATAACAGCAACGGTGGGAAAAGCAAGCGTATCAGTGTACTCTCCTCCGTAAGCGATAACCAAACTAGCAGGAACAATAGTGCCGGAATTAACCGAAAATGTGATAACAGCATTTTGCACAACCTTCCCGGTAGGACCGGCTATAGAAGTAGTCGCACCAGCGCTGTAGTTAGTGCCTACTGCCGTGACAGTCGCAGTAGCAACTCTGTACAAAACTACTGTAGGATCCAGAGTATAGCTCGTAACAGAAATAGCACCGCCAGATCCGCCGATCGGCGGCGTGATCGAAAGCGTAACACTGCCAAAATCTCCAGGAATATAAGCCAGACCAGGATTAGTGATGGCAACGCTGGTAACAGCCCCGCCCGAGAGCGTGGCTGAAAACGCGGTCCCGCTGCCATGCCCGCCAACAGCCGTGATCGTCGGCTGCGCGGCGTAACCGGACCCGACATTGGTCATGGTCACGCCGGGCGCCAACGTCCCCTGTGTGTAGACGCTGGTGCCATCCCAGATCCAATAACCGTTGGTCTGGTTGGAAACGATCAGCAGGTACTGCGACCCCCACTGTGCCATGCCCTGGTTGAGCACCGACGGCGAGGTGATCGTCCCGGCAGAAAGCAGAATCGTGACCGCGGTAGTATTGGTGTTGACCGCGATCACCGAGCCGTCGGACTGAAACACGATGCAATACGGCGTCGAGCCGATGTTGCAGAAATCGAACCACACCACGGTCTTGCCGGACGCCGTGTACAGCGTAGTGCCCGACTGCGGCAGCGCGCGCAACCGGCGCGGGCCGATCGGCATGAAACCGTCGATCCAATAGCACTGCTTGTCGTCGATGCCGGCGCGGTCGAGCGAGGTGTTCAACCCCTCGAATTGCTCGCAGATCAGCGGCGCCATGCCCGCGGGCAGATAGGGATTGGGCTGCACCTGGGCGGGAGGCTGGGCTTCGATCGGCATCAGTAGCGGCCGTATGGATTGACAACCCGGCGCACATTGACCGCGCTCGAATAGCCGAGCAGCTGCTGAATGAACAAGTCCTTGTACATCTTGGCAACGTTGAAATTCTGCAAATGCAGATACGACAGATGCGCCGCGAAATACGGCACCGCCTCGGTGTACGGATCCTCCAGCGCCTCGACGCTGCCGTCAGTGGTCAAATCCGACGGCAGGCAGTAGCAGTCGAGCTCGTACTGGTAGGTCTGCGACGGTAGCGGGTAAACGAAAAATGACCCGCCCAACCCCTGCCCGAACTGGCTGGCGAACGCCGGCACGTACTGGTACTGAAACGGATATTGCCGGATGCGCGCCTGATAGACGCTGAACGAATAGACCGGCAACGAGTACCGGTAATTGGCGTAGATCACCGAAATGCCCTGCACGGCAAACGGCTGCAACACACCGGGAAACGGCGACATGTCCACGTCGCGAAAATTATAGCGCTCCTGACCCTGGTTGAGCGTATTGATCGGTGCTGTCTGAATGGTCACCACCGCACCGCTACCGGTGAGGTCAGTGATCGTCGCGATTGGCTGGAAATAGCCCGCCCCACCAGTCTGAATGAACGCCGCTACGATCGCACCGGCCGACGCCTGCACCACGGCGGTAGCCTGCATGCCGTTCGGCATATTCGAATCGCCGCTGGGAAAATCCGGCGGGCTGATCGTGATGGTCGGGGTAGCCGAATAATTCTGCCCGCCGTTCACCACCGTAGCGGTCATGCAAGCGTTGCTGATGTTCGGCAGCACGCGAATGCAGGTGGTCCGCAACGCCACCTCGCGCCGCGCCCGGTTAATAAATTTCTTCAACGTGCCGGGGCTGACCATACGCGCGGTCTCATCGCGCAAAAATTCCTGCGTATCCTCCATGTATGAGTTGAGCGAAGCCATTATTGGTTGGCCATCTTCTGCAACCCAAGCCGGGCAATCGTGGTCGGGTCGTTGGATTGATCGTAGATGTAAGCCGACACATCGGGGTTGGCCGCACTGCGCGCCCGCTGCATGAACGTCTGGTAGTAACCAAACATCCGCTCGGCATCAGCCGCCCGGGTATTGGTCTGCGCCGACAGCAACGCGTAATAGGCCGTCAAGAACGGTACCGCATCGGTCCACAGGTAAGGAATCGCCTCAACATCGCTGTCTGAAGCCAACGCCATCGGGTAGCAGGCGCAATCGCACAGCAGGCTGTAGTTAAGGTCGGGTATCGGGTCGAGGTAGAAGCTGCCGGAGATCGCTGGCAACGCCCCAGTGCCGACAATCGAACCGGTACTAGCAGCCCCCTGGCCATACTGCGCCCAGATGACCGGCGCCCCCACCGGCGGCGCCGGGTTGGCCATCTTGTAGTACATGAACCATTCCCATGGCCGCGGGTCGACCGGCAAGTAACCGGTGCCCACCCCGTAGATCATCTCGCGGACATGAATGACGCCCTGGATGCCGGTCACCGCCGCGACCCCGGTGCTCAAAGCGGAAAAATTATAGCCGCGCTGGCCAATCGTCGCGATCAACGACGCCTGATAGCGGACACAGCGCGCCTCGCCGGCGATCTGCCCGCGCGCGACGTTGATCCAGCGGTCGATGTCAACAGTCTGATACAGGCTCGAGGGCGCGCTCGGGTTTTGCAGCAGTCCCCGGGTCTGCGTCTCGTAATAGGCGAGCATGGCGGCCCTCCGCCATCAGCTTATCGGCAGCACAAATATAGGCCCGTTCGGGGTCCAACGCGAAGTGTCAAGTACGCAGTAAATCTGGCTACCGTCGGGACGCTGGCAAAGAAATGGCGTATGCAGACTGGCAGCGCGACGTTGCGCCCCCGCCGACTGCCCGATCGAATCAGCTATCGTGACTGCCGCCGTGCCGAGCGTATGCGGCGCGACAACAGCCTTCTTGTTGAGCGTAAAGGTCTCGGCCATTGCTTACTTGAGCGGCTGGATCCTGACGATGTCCGGGCGGCCACCCATGGCCAGCGCGTAGGTCGGCGTTCCGGTCACCGCACCCGGCGACGCCACCTGCGCATTTGGCACCGAATAGAACAAGCCGCCGTCATAGATGACGCCGTTCTGCGTGCTGATCGCGCCAGCACCGGTCACCGCCAACTGGATCTGCGCCGGACGCGGACGGCCGGCAAGCCCAAAACCACCGGCACCGCCCGCACCGACGTTACCGGCAACCAGATACACCGGGTTGGCGGTAATCGTGCCAGTGATCGGCGTTGCCGGGCCGGCCGATGCCGGGTAGCCACCAACCGTCGTCAGCAACGCCGCCACCGTAGCCGCTGCGACGGTGAATCCGGCGGTGACACTGGCGTTTATGATCGTCTGCATCATGATCGCTGACACGGTGGCGTTGGTACCACCACCCGACAAGGTAAGCGTGATGTTGTTCGGGGTTGCCAGCGGAGCGCCAGGGTTAGTGCAGAGCAAGCCAGTGATAGCGCCGGACTGTGTCAGGCTGAACGTCAGCGTCGCCGCGGTGATACCGGCGTTGATATTGGGGTCGGTCGGATTCGGCAAGATCACGGGAGTTGGAGCGCTGGGATAGCCGGCGCCCTGGTTGGTAAAGGTAAAGCCGGACACCGTGCCGTTGGCAATCGTGCAATAGCCCGATGCCTGCACACCGCCAACCCCGTTCGGGTTGTTATTGGAGTTCGGCGGCGCCGGGATGAACACCAGCGGCGCCACGCCATAACCAGCACCATTCGAGGTCAGCGTACCGCCGGCCACGGCCAACGCGCCGCCGACAATCGGCTGCCACAACGACCCGCCACCGCCGGTCACGGCGACCGCGGTGGTAGCCTGGACATAACCGGAACCTTGCGCGTTGACGATGCCGCCAACCGGGCAACCAGTGCGGTTGGCCAGCCGCACGGAGAATCCGTCGCTGCTCACCGCCATCATGCCGGAGTCCCAGCCCTGCGCCGGGCCGGCAATCCATATGCCGGTAACCGGATCCTGGTACTCCAGAATGCAGTAATTGCTCCAAATCAGCCAATCACCGCGCGGCAACGGCAACTGATCCCCGGCTTGCAGGCAGATGTCGTTGCTGGGAGTGTCGTAGGGAGTGCCCGTCAACTCCGAGGGGTAAAGGTTTTGGGGTACCTGAAGCCCCTGACCGGGGCCGGAAAGCGGACCAACCACAGCGTACCTCCGTTAGAAGCTCGCGCTAGCAGCGCTTAGATTGAATCCCCAGAAGCCCGATGAGCTCTTGGCCGAGACAATGTCGTAGCCGCAGACCACGACCCCTTGCTGGCCGATCTGACCAAGCGAAACCAACGAGTAGAACCCGCTGAAATCGAACGCGGCGTCTTCGCTCAGATAGACAGCGGTGTACTTGACGTTGATCCCAAACACGTTACCCTGCGGCACAAAGTGATCCGCAAAAATCGGGATGCCGCTGACGTTCAGGTTCGGGAACGAGGTTCGCCGCTTGGTCTCGATCGTGTAGTCGCCGCCGACATTGACGAACGCGGTTTCGTTTCCGATGAAGTCCTTGTTTAAGGTAGCGAAGTCACCGGGGGACATGACCACGAAGGTCGGTGCCTCGCCACCGGCCACATCAGTGACCTTCTGCAACAGCGTCGCCATGGACGAGCGCGTGAAACCAATGGTGCCCTGGTTGAACGGGCCCGAACCCAGATTGATGTACTGCCCCTGGAACGCCGAGTTGCCAGCAGCAGTGCGCGAGATGCCGCCATAAGTCGGAAAATTGGTGCCGTTGTCGAACGCGTCCTGGAAACTATTCGGGAACAGCGAATTGGACGAGTTATTGGTGTACAGCAGCCGGCCCATGTTCTGCTTAGTCACCGCATACACGTCGTTCATGCGGGCCTTGAGCAGGCTGACCTCACGCTCGGTCGCCTGGATGATGGTTTCACCGAACGGCAGCGGGACCGGCACCACCCAATAGGCCAGATTCCATTGCCCGTTCTGGATGCCCGGCGTGACCATCGGCGAATTGAACCCGCCGCCATAGCCGGTGAACTGTCCCTGCACCATGCTCTGACCCTGCATCGGGATGGTGATCTGGTTAAGACCACCAGCTGCACGCTGAGCGTTGCCAAGCATGTAGAACAGGCCAGGAGCGGCGAAATAAACCTGGATGAAAAGCCGTGGGACAAATGCGCGACGGTTAATTGCGGCCAACTCGTTGTACAACGAACCTGCCGCCGGCGCGACGCCTATACCGGGAAGGGGCATATCCTAGCTCCTAGATCAGCGCCGCGGCGTTTGCCCGCGGACCTCTTGAATCGCCTCGTGCACCAGCTTCGAAAGCAGAGCGTTGTTCTCGCCCTTCGATTCGATCAGCGCCTTGATGTCATCGTCGCCCTTATCCGGCGTGTTCAAGAAATCCCACGAACCGTAACCGGACGTGATCGGAGCCTGTTTCGGCATCTGCTTCTCAACATACGCCGCGGCGATCGCGACATCGAGAATGCCCTTCTCATCCATCACCTTCTTGACCTGATCGATGCCGTCCGACGTCCAACGATCGCCGCGTAGGGCAGCAAAACCCGCTTCCTGGTCAGCCCGAAGCTTGTCGATGCGCGCGGTTTTTTCCAGATCTGCCCTGTCATCGGCGAGCTTCTTTTCGAGCTCGGCATTGCGCTGTTCCAGCTTGGCGAACCGCTCTTCAATCGGGTCCGGCTTCTCGAGCTCCTTGGTCGCCGGGTCGTCCGGGCGAACCGCCTTCAAGATGGGTAGAAATTGCCGACGATAATTATCGTTCTTCCAAACATCCCGGAGCATCGCATCGGTGCGCTGAAAGCGCTGCAACTGCTCTTCAGTGATCTCCACCGTTTTCGAATCAGCCATCAGGCGCTACCTCCCGGCGTGTCACCACGATTGGGGACGTGGTTGATCGACAGCCGGCTTTCCTTCTGGGCGGCGGGCAAGTTGCTCTTGCGGCCACCGAGCTGCAGTTCCTCCATGTCGACCCGCACGATCTGCTCGTCCGAGGTCGGCACGGTCTTGGTTGAGTTGCGGAAGATGTCCATCGGTCAGTCTCCATTGCCGCGCCCGAAGCGCGGACGCTTGATGTTCATGACGTCCATGGCACCATAACGCGGGAAGGTTTCCATGCGCTCGGCCGCGAACTCCGCCGGCGACATGAAAACCTGTACCGGACGGGTAGGAACAGGCGGATCGAGCAGGAAACTCAGCTTGGGCGAGGTACCCCACGGGTCCGGCATGCCCGGTTCCGTCGACATGCCCTGCTTTTCCTTAAAAATGTCGGTCATGCCATCGCCCCCATCATCCCAGCAGCACCACCTCCCGGCGGACCACCAGCGCCAGCACCGGGTGGACCACCACCAGCGCCTGGACGAATCTGCTGATTAGTTTCCATATTTTGCGCATTGCGCATCTGCTGCTGTTCAAGCTGGTTTTTCTGCGCAGCCGGGCTGACACTGCCCGGTGGAGCAATATCCGAAAGACTGGTGATGATCTTCAGGAGCTTTCTGCCCATCTCGGATGTCGCACCAACCAGCTTGACCGAATCCAAAAGCATGGGAATGACGCTACCCACCCGCTGAGCTACCGCAGCCTCATACCCCCGGTTAGGCGTTGGCCCCGACATCGAGGACACGCCCATCGGCGGACTATCAGGCTGCTTTGGTGGCGGTAAACCTCCCGCCGTTGCGGCAGCGGGTGGGGTCGCATCAGGCACTACCGACGGCCCTTACGGCCCCGGCGACGATTGCGAGTGAACATGTTCAGACTCCGGTGTTGGAGTTAAACCAAGCAACTGCATGATTTTCTTTATGATCTTCCGCCGCAACTACCGTTTTGTGTTGTCTTGGGGATTGTTGTGTTGTCTTGGTTGAATTATCCTGCCGGTCCATGGCGGAGAGCAACCAAGAATTCCTGACTCCCAAGGAAGCTGCCGCGCACTTACGAATCAGCATCCGCTGGTTTTATGCCCTGCTGCGCACCGGCAAAGGCCCCGACCATAGTCGCTTCGGTCGCAACGTGATACGCATCCCGACAGCAGCCTTGGACGAATGGGTGAAAAATCCACCGCCAGGAATCAAAATCCCAAGAGGATATTACTGATGCACACAGTCACGATCGCGTTTGGCGCCGGCAACCCCATCATGTGGGCGCTGCTGTTCAATGACAAAAACCGCGCCGAAGAATCCTTCGCAGCGGCTACATCCATAGCCGATAAAGTCGTGCTGGTTGACGATTTCGGGCAGCAAGCGGCGTTCAACACCCAGTCGATTCACGCCGTGATGCTGGAAGACCTCGACAAGTCACGACTGGCACACTGCGAGCGTACCCTGCATCAGGCGCGCACCCAGGCCAAGGCGCAGGAACTGGCAGAAAGCGATTCGATCCTGCGCGCCGCCCGCGCCCGGCAGGCCGGTTCGCCGGTACTGATGCCGGTCGGAATCAGCGGCAATGGCGGACGGCAATTCTAGCGCTTGGCCCCGGTCAACATCCGGGTCAGAACCTTCTCGCCCACCTCCGGCGACTGCTGCATCAAGTTCTGAATCATCTGCTGCTTCTGCACCGCTGCCTCGCGGTTCTGCGCCTTCGCCGTCTCGCGATCGGGGAACGGCAAATTATCGATTGCGTATTCGGTTTGCACCATGCCCTTGCTGTGCCCGGCCATGATCAGCTGGGTATTTTCATCGGTAAAGATCGGCGATGACGAATGGCTGTCCACCGTTACCCGCCAGTCCTCGGGCAGATCAGCCAACAGAAACGAAGTCTTGTGGATTTCCTCCAAATTACCCGCTCGGGTCCAATAATTGCGCTGGTCCTTGGCTTCCTTGATTGTCAGCGTCAAATCGGCAGCGATCGCGCATTGCCGCTCGGCGATCAACGAGCGGTCGCGCAAAGTTGGCGACGCAGTCTTTAACAACGTATTGGCGTGCACGCCGGCGCGCACCCCCGGCTCACCCTGCCCCTGCATGATCGGCGGGAAGCCGGACATGGTGTTCATCTCGTTGATGGTGAACTGAATCACCTCCATGAGCTCGGTCGGAAACGACGGGGTAACATCCTGCACCTGGGAGTTCGGCTCGACGTTGCCGTAACCGGCTACCCGCATGGCGGCGTATTTCTCGTCGGTGATGCCGCCTTCCCCGATGAAGAACAGGATCTTGTCGATCTGCAATCCGACCAGCCGTTTCATGTCGTCGCACAGTTGCGACAACAGCCCCTGCGGCTCGATCAGATCCACAAGCTCACTGCGGCCCCAGAACCAGTTCGACACCTCGTTCACCTGAATGGTGCGATACGGTTGCACCCCGGGAATACCCAGCAGATTGGACCGCTTGAGCATCGTCCCCCCGACCACCGGCGGCGAGATCAAAACATCGGGCTCGACCAGCAAGATCGTGACGTAATCATCGTCGTCCTGGATCCAAAGCTCGTGCACCTGCACGGTGTCGGCCGCGATCGTCGGCCCCATGATCGCGTAATTGGCATCGTTGTTAAGTTGCACGATACCGCCCGGCATCGGACGGGTAGCCCCCGACAGACCGGTTTGCAGCTGCGAGGTGGACAGCACCTGATGAAAAAACGACTGCGGCTCGGCGATCGCCTGCCCCTTGGAGGCGTGCGCGCGGATCCGCTCAAACAGCGCCTCGGCGTTGGGCTGCCACCAAATCCGGCGCCAAACCTCCGGCAAGGTCATGGTGGCGGTCTCGACCATCGCCGGCTGGCGGGAAATGTCATTCTCGGCTTCGTTGTAGACCCCGAACGACCACGGCATCACCAGCTTGGCGTAATAGGCCGGATGCTCATCCTTGCCCTCAGTCTGCACCCACTGCTTGAGCCCGCACCAGCCGTACTTGAGGCACTCGTACACCCCACGGCCGAACAGCGTATCGGTCGAAGACCGGTCCCAGTGCCGGGTCAACTGCTTGGCCGCGATCCGGCCGCGGTCGAGAATGTTCTTGGGATATTCCCGGTCAAAATCAAGGGCGAACCGCAATTCAACCGGGCTGTAGATGTGCGCCGCGGTGCGGGTCAGATGGGAATAAAGCAGATTGAGCAGTGACTTGGTGCCGTCATACCGCCCGGTCTCGGAGATGACGTTCATCAGCCGACAATAAGCGCTGCGGTGCCCGACGCTGACCCGGCACTGATCGATGAGATCGAGCGAAAACGCGATTAAATCCTGCTCCTTATTGGGGACCGATATGCTCATCCGCGCGTCCTGTAACCGGGCTGGTAAGTCTCAAGCGCGTGCCGCTCCGAGGTCACGTCGGTAGACCCTCCGGGAACCTCCTTGGCAACCACGCCCAAATGAATATTTTGTATTGCCGTTCGCATGCGCGCACCGACATTGGGGTACGGCCCGGCCTGCACCGCACCACTGTACTGGACCCCCTGTCCACCAGCCCCGCCGGTAAAACCGCTGAGCTTGGGATTGTCATCCATGAACCGGGTAATGTCGTTGACCACCGGCACCGCCGCTACGTCGCCCGCGTGCCGCTGGTCACGCAAATTGGTGATCTTCAGCCCTGACATCTCTTCCACCGAGGTGCCTGCCATCTCGGCGGCGAGCTCGGCGCGCCGCTCGGACGCCTGCTCGATATCGCGATAAACCTGATCGGTAGCCTTGGTCGTGGTGTGCCGGATGAACGGCGCTACGACGTCATCATCGTCGCGGTCATGGCCAATACGCTCGCCGCACAGCGGGCAGTAATCCGGCATCCCGGTCTCCGGCCACCGAAACGCCTTCCGACACGCCGGGCAACGCAGCCGATAACCCATCAATACCTCCGGCTGGGTGCGTTCCGCCACGAGTTGCGGTACGCCAGCATGATGTCGTTGTGGCGCACCGAACGCTTCTGCGCGAAAAACTGCTCCAGGTTATTTTGGTTGAAAAGCGTGACACGGTCAACGACCGATAACCGCTTCTTGGCCTCCTCCGCCGCCCGCGTGCGCTTCTGCGAGATCAGATTGTTGCGCACCCGGCTAGCCCAGTAATAATTCGCCAGCGCCAATGCCACCACCCGGTCATCCAGCATCGACGGCGGTGCCCCGATCGAATCACCCTCGCGCGAGATCGAGCGCATCTCGTCGATGGTGTCCGACGACCGAATCCGCATCTTGCCGCTCGAGGCGCTGTCGCGCAGTTGCTCCATGATGGTGATCTTCAGCCGGGTATTGGTCTGCCAATGCCAATTGAACCCTGGTCCCATGGCGTCCGGCCGGGTGTAAATATAGGTGCGCACGTTCTTGAAAATGTCCGCCAACCCCTGCGCCGCGTGCGCCGGCCGCGTCCAAGTGGCGTTCTCGATGTAAAACTTGAGGTTCTTGATCTCGTTGAAGGTCGCGGTGCCGGGGCCGTTGAGCTCCAGGATGTAGCGCACCTCGCCGCGCCCGCCGCCAGCACCGCTGTACCAGCCCAATATCGTGGTCAGCACCCAAGCCAAATGCCGGGTGGTGATCAGCGGCCATGCGTATTCAGCAACCTGATCGAGGCCGTCGGCGTAGCAGCGACAGACCTGGATCGACGACCGGCAATTGTTCTCGTTCTCACCATAGGCCGGATCAACACCGACCACGTAAGTCCCTTCCGCGTCCGGTTCCTCCCATACTTTGAGCTCGGTCGAGCGCTGATTCTCCGCTTTGTAAACCTGCATGTCGCGGAATTCTTCACCCGCCTGAAACATGTAGCGATCGTACTTGAGGGTGACGAAATTATTGCTGAGATCGGTGAGATTAGCCGAGGAAAAGAACACCGCGCCGGTCTGCTGAAACGCTTCCTGCTCGGTCCACGCCTGCTCGCCGATCATCACGCTGTCTTCGCTCTCATCGAACTCGGAAACAGCGTTGCCGTCCTCGTCGATCACCGGATCCATCTTGCGCCGAATCCAGGCCAACTGCCCCGTTGTGATCTCCTGCTGGTACTGCTCGCGTACCGCCTTTATTTTCTTGATTTCTTCAAACGTCGCTGGTGCCTGACCGTAACGCGAATAATCAATATCGGTTACCGAAATCGTCTGCGACGGTTTCGACCACCAACCCAGGAACAGCGTGCGGCAATGCGCGGGGTCGGCGCGCGCCCGGTCCCACATTCGTTTCCACTGATTAAACCCACGCGCGGTCGATTCGTAGATATACAGCCGGTCGGGATGCTCCTCCGACAGCGACTGCTCGAACGCCTTCAGGCCGTCCGGATTGTCGTAAGAGCAGATCTCGGACAGGTGTGCCACAGTCAAGCCTTCAGAACGACCGAGAGTGCCGGAAGACTTGCTCTGCTTCACACCTGCCGAGAGGAACAGCATGACGGACTCGTTGGCTAGCGTCATGCTGTCCCGGTTGCCAGAACCCATGTTGCCCGCCACCGCCGGAAACTTGATGCCGAGCGGCAAATTACGGATCATGGTCGCGAGCTCGCGACGCGCGCTTTCCTTATGCGGCCCGGTGTCAAACACCATCGCGCCCTTAAGCCCGTCATGCACGCCGATATAGAAAATGGTCAGCGCCCGGACGATGGTGGAAATGCCCAACTGCCGGGATTTCAAGACGTAAACCCGGTGAATGTCCGCTTCCAGCGCGTCAAACACCGTGGTGATGAACGCGCGCTGGCCGTCGTAAAGATGCACCCCCAGGCAGACGCGGCCCTTGTCCTTGGAATTGATGTAACAACGGTCGAGAAACCGGTAGAAATTAGCCTCGGTGCGAACCCGCTTGCTGTGCGACCAGCCTGCCATGGCGACAGGCTAGCGCCCCCACGGCATGGTGGCAACGCGCTGCTGGTCCTCCAACCCCTTCAACAGCAGGGTAATCCGGGTCTGCAAGGTCGCATAGAAGGTGGCGATATCCGCACTGGAATCGAGCATCAGCAGCGAGATCGGCTCGGCGCCGCCAGGAGCGACGACCACCGCCGCCCCGCCGAACGCCTGCCCGGCGTTATGGGTGATCGCCTCCGCCATCTCCTTGAACAGGGTGGCGGGATCATTGCGCTGGCGTTCGACCAAGGGCTGCTCATCCATAGCGATGCTCGTAGTACGGCTTGATCTCATTGTTAAGCATGGTGCCGACGCTGCCGGCGTTAGCCACGTCGCGGGCGAGTGCCTCCGGCACCCCAGAATAGATCGAGCGCTTGCCGCTGCGCCGCCACGTCACGTACATCTCGTTGTTCTCGGCGTCGTAACCGATCGAAGCCGCTACCGTCGAATAAACGTCCTGCTCCCAAGTCATTACAGCTTGCTCTTCATGATCTCGTGAATCAACGGCAGCAGCACCTCATCGGTATCCTCGACCGTCTCGTCGGCGAACAGCAGGAACGGGATCTTGAGCAGCGGGCGCTTGTCCGGGTGATAATAGGGATTCTCCGGCGGCACCCGCCAGAGCAGCAGGCGGCGGCG